ATGATTAAAATTGATTATAGGTATATATTTCTTTTTGTGGCCTTTCTATTAGTATTGGTCATTCAATATCTTTCGCCTATGCAGTCAGATGACTTCGCCTTTTATCAAAAAGGAATAAGCCTCCAAAGTTCAATAAACCTATACTATAGTTGGAGTGGACGTTTAATATCAGATTTTATATCTAGTTTTTTATTAAACTTTGATTCAAAATTTATGACAGCAATAGCTTGCTCAATTGCAGTTGTATTATTGTTTGTATTTATTGCTGCACTACCAAATGGAAGGTTTACCCTCACAAGCTATAACCTATCGACCATATTAATAATTTCTTTATTATATTGGATTGATAATCCTGCGCTCGGGCAAACTACATTTTGGGTAGTAGGTGGAGCAAACTATCTATGGACATCATTGTTATACCTCCCATATATTTTAATGCTTTATCGAAGATCCATTTTAGCGAAAGACGACAATTTGGCATTGCTATTATCAATTTCGTTCCTGGCTGGAATAACCAATGAGAACATTGGCGTTACGTTGATAGCATTATCTATCGCCTCGCTTATTTACATTAGATTTAACAAGGGAGTAATTGACTATCGAATTATCATCATGACAGTTTGCCTAGCTTTAGGCACGAGCCTTTTATTATTTGCTCCAGGGAATTACGTTCGTGCGTCATTTGCTTCCGATTGGTATTCATTACCAGTTGAGAAAAGGATTTACATACACTTTTTACAAAGATTGCCGACTGCTTTATTAGAAATAAAATATACACTTTTTTTGATATTTTCATTATCTTTTTTGGTGAAGAACAAGAGAGACTTGCTTTTACCATTGGTCTTAGTGGCATGTGGTTTATTCTCTTTATTTGTCTTAGTTGGAGCACCTAATGTTGGCGAAAGAAGTATTAATGGATCATTTATATTATTCCTTTTATCCCTATCTTTCATTCTAAAAAAAATAAGCAATACACCAATAATAAAAATCACTATATCCGTTTTAATTTCAATATTATTGATGTGGTTTTGCGTTAGCTATTTTTATATTTTTAACACATACTCTTCTTTACATAACCAAGAAAAAATAAGGGTCGCCATAATTAGGTCTGGAGGAACGCTAATACCTGATTTCTTTACCGGTAAATTACTTAAAAATACCGATGGAATTGACACATGGTTTAATGGCGAGGCTATGGGTTGGTATTATAAAACATCGACAATCTCTAAAGAACCGATATTATTTGACTACCAGTCGGTGTTATTCGGAAAAGCGAAAAAAATATCTTTCGAATCGCATAGCATTATTTCCGATATATTTTATGAGAACGGGAAAATAGTTTTTTCATTTCAAAAAAAATATTTACCCGAAGTTACAGTAAAAAAAACCGAGAGCTATTATCTCCATATTATAGATAGCAAGGGGGAATCTCACAACAATGATTTCACACTACCAATAACCTGCATATTTGAAACTTGCTATCTTTCTTCATTTGATGTTAATCGTGAATATGAAGACATTGGAAAGATTTATTTTGGCAAATATAACCCAACCACAGAAAAACCTTACCCACTAATATAATACAAATACCGGCTTGAAATAAATAAATCAAGCCGGTTCATTCAAGTGCCACTCACTTAAGTTAATGGCAATTACTATCTACATTAATGCGCCTGTCGCATCAACCCAGCCAGTTCCGTAATACCAGACGGGTTTACCAAGCGTCGTATCAAAATACATTGTGGTTTGTGGCGGTGTTGCGGGTCTCTGTGCTGTCGTTCCACCGATACGGATAGGGATGCTTGCATATGTTGCATCCTGCAAAGTTCCTGAGCCAGGGTTAAGAATTATGTAACCAGCAGACGGATTAGCCGCCGGATTATTCTCAAGATAAATATCACCGCGATTAGGTTTAACTGCATAGTCATTGTTAACAGAACCGTCAGCACCGGCTCTGCGTGGCTGTCCGTAGCTATTCATATGAATGGCTTTAGGAAATGCAGCTGAGTATGGTTTCCCGTATGCGTCATAACGACCGAGCCAGTCCAGGACCATATTGTCATTTTTGAAATGTCGAACATCATCCCCGAATTGCCCAGTAAAAACAACACCCTCCGACCTGTTGCCCGCCAAAGTAAAGCCATCCGGCATCTTTACGCCCAGCGTCAAGTACGAGCTGGCGATAACGTCGTATAAGTACCCGGTAGACTGCCCACCGGAAATAATCAGCTCGTTAAGCGTAAGATTACATTCCCCTGCAAGGGAGATAAACGAAGCGGTGTCTTTCAGGTGAATGGCAATGGTATCTACTTTATCGATTACTACATGAGACGACAGAGATAATTTAACAATTCCGTCCTGGCGATAATCATCAGGATTCTCTGCGCCGAGGCTGCCGACAGAGCCGACGAATGCTTGGAAATGATACGGAGTCCCTTTACACCCATCGCACGCAAGAGTTCCTACGCGTGAATATCCACCAGTTAATTGATATCCATAACCTGATTGCCCTGTGGCAAATAGACCGTCAAATTGGTTTGTTGTGCCTGATTTAGACATATAGAAACCATTTTGTCCCCCATCGAACATCCCATTCGTAACGCTGTTAATGAAGAAATCACCAGTACACAAGATGCCTGTGTGAGTTACGAAAGTGTAGAAATCATCTGCATAGAATCCGCTAAACCAGCTAGTGAAAACTACGCCGTAAGACTCATCTGTCTGGTCATATAACATGATTCCTTTGAGCGTGAAGTTGTAACCCTCATCAACCAAGAAGATAGCGTTATATGTCGCGTTGACGGTTCCAACAGTATCCTTAGTAATACGCGTGGAGCCTTTCCCGTCACCGATAAAAGCAACACCGTTCTTACTGTAATGATCGCCAACTGGAATGCTAATTGAGTCTTTAATCAGATAGTTTCCAGCCGGGAAATATATCGCCTTACCGGAGGCTTTTGAGTAGTTGGCTGCGGCCTGTATTGCCGCCGTGCAATCTGCAACCCCATCCCCTGCAATATTCAGTCCTGCGGCATTAGCAAAATCAAGAATGCTTATGCGATCAAAGTTTTTATCGTGTTGAGTCCGTTTAGATGAATTTGAGATTGGCTGCTTTACTCCAATTAAGGCATCACCAAGAGAAACGTCATCAGTATTGCTAAGTTTATATTGAAACTGATCAGGATCGTACTTCCGCACATTAGGATAGTAGAATTGCTGCGCACCATACGCGTCATACACAGCCATAGAATGGCCTTGTACGGTAACGAACTTGGCAATCTGTCCGTTGTATACCGGATACCCGCCAGCGTTGATGATTAGAGGCTGGGATACTGGTACATGGCTGCCATCTTCATTCTCAAGATATACCTGAATCTGATTTGTGGGATCAGTAATAGTTACCGGATCTGTGTTTATAGCGCCGATGTAAATCTTACCGTTGGCATTTGCTTTGAACGAACGGGCCAAAGTGAACAGCTGGCTTGGCATACTAACGACAACATTAGCAGTGATATCTGACATTTACTTTGCTCCAGGCGCAAGTAATCCCCACAGGCGAGCTGCGGTAAGATATAGTTACATAACAAAATGGTACGATTGTTGATTTATCCAGTAGGTTTTACGATGCCATTCCACCCACTGGTGAGGCATCAAGGATGTATAGCAAATACGATGAGGCGCAGTTCCACTTGAGGCTTACGCACGAATTACACGCGAAGATTAAGCAGCGCGCGAAGATGAACAACAGATCCATCAATGCAGAGATTGTGGCAACGATGGAGGAGTCATTGTCAAAGCCATCGCCGGTGCGCGGATACCGTGATGAAGAAGAGAGATTAGCCTCCTTAATTTCAGAGCAGGTAAAAGAAGTAGCGGCTGGTATTCTTAGGAAAGAAAAAACCCGCGATTAAGCGGGTTTACTTAGCAGAGTGCATTTTTGCACTCTAGATAATTATCAATTATTTATGCTACATCAGCGCCGAGAATTAGGTGACGTAGCGCCTTTACGCCATCTGCATTGTAACGGAACGCCTCTACCTGCTTGCTTGAGTGGGCTGATTTGTCGAGGAAGAACTTTCCGTTTTGCTCAGTTTTAAGGTTGTTCGCGTTAGCAACGCGCCCGATTTTCTGAGCAGATACACCAAGCATCTCCCCCACCTCTCCAGCCGTGTGGTAATGCTCTTCGATTACCGGCAGCGGAATTGCGTCATAGCCGATCAGCGGATTAATCAGCGAGGCCGCCAATGTTTGGTGCGCCATCGGATCGAGGCGAGGAAGCATAGACATAATCTCACGGGCGCTGGCGATGTTCTTTTCCAGTGCCTGAGCTTTCAACTGATCTGCTTTCGCCAGCCGGTACTCAGTAATACCTGATTGGCTTTTAGGCATTACCGGGATGGCTTGCATATCTTCCAGTTTATCTACCAGAGAGCGGCGAACAGCTTTCGACTCTCGTGCAGCAACTCGAAGAGCCTGCTTGATTGACATCTCAATGATTTCAATTTCAGCGCCGTTTTTTTGACCTACAAAAATTTTGTAAGTCTCGCCATCGAGTTCATCCTTGATGCGATCAATAAATACGTTATTACGCACCACGCTTTCACCGCATTGCTTGCGTGCAGCATTAACCATTTCCAATAAATACTGGCTGTCAATGCTTTTCTCGGTGACAACTGCCTTTTTTACTGCTAAATTGAATTTAGTCATATACGCTCCTATACGTAGTTAGACTTCAGTAGACCGCCAGCAGCACACTGGCGGTTTTTCTTTTATGACAACCTTGCTATTTCCCCTTTCTCTAATTGCTTTTCTGCCCCCTTATGCACATACATCATGAAAATGGCACCATCTTTGAATCGGTCACAAAGACGAGTTGCAAGTGGCGATTCGATAGCGCGTAAAGCCGGGTAAATTTGATTCTTCCATGCCTGGTACATTACTTCGTAGTGCTTAGCCAGTGCATTGACGTTGTAAGCATGAGTCTCTCGAATTGACGGCTCGTTAATCACTGGAATATTGATCGCTACTTCGCGATCCAGGATATCCAGCACCCAGCGACGAAACTCTTTGGCTACATCGGTACGGGCAAACATCGCGATTAGGTGAGCGCCGCGAAGGGAGAAAACGCGCACCTTCTTGCGGTAATTTCCTGAGGTCACTGATTCAATGACCTGAGTCATACCGTCTGAAAACTCGTCTGCATTCTGGTTAAACAGGTTGGTGATTGACTTGGTATTTTTGTACCCAAGCGCCTTTGCAACATCCGTTGATGTCAGCCAGATACCTGGAACGTTATCAACAGGAGAAAGACTCACACCGTGGAAGTTGTAATCTGATTTTGCTACAATATTCATGTTGGTTTCCTTGCATACGGTTTCCGACATAGAGGCCCGGTTAGTGTTAGCGCACTGCTGGGCTTCGCTATTTTTAGAGAGCATTCTGCATTTTCTCCCGGTACTTCAACCACCAAGCCAATCCCTGAACCAACACAGAGTTTTCTGACATTCCCTCTTCCTCTGCGATACGTTTAACTTCTTCCTTAAAGCGGTACGGATAGCGAAGAGTTGTCTTCACTTCATTCTTTTCCATGCTGTCTCCTTATCTCACAAATGAAGGCAAATTGCCTTTAGAGTCAATTTACCATGATTGCACATGAAGTCAAGTTGCCTCTACAATGATTTTTATTTGAGGTGAGTTATGTCAGAAAAATTTCCCAGCCAAATGCAAGACAAGTTCACCGTGAGATTTCCTGACGGATTGCGTGATGCCGTTGCTGATCGCGCCAAGCGGAACGGGAGATCAATGAACTCAGAGATTATTCAGATCATTGAAGATGCAATAACACCAGAAAGAGAAACCGTTGAGGTTAGGAACGTTGCCAGCAAAATAGCATCAAGCGCAGACGCTGAAGCAATGATACTTAATCAGCAGGAAACCATTGATTTACAAACAAAGATAATAGAAAACTTAAAAGGTAAGATTGATTTACTGAACGCAATATTAGCTGAGAATGGTGATTTCACACCCTAACTACAAGCTAAGGAGCTTGATGTGTATATTTCTTTGTCTACCATCGTTTTGGTTATCATCGCCATATTTCTAATCAATATATGGCAGAAAGGCTCATCTAGTCACGCTGTGGCTTTGAGCAATAAAAACATGCTGATAAAAGAAGCGGAAAGAGTTATTGCATCTATGGAAAAACTATCTTGGACGGAAATGACTGATGGTCAGCGTGAAGTTCATGACTGTGCAATCGAAAGGCTCAGGATCCTTAAATCTTACAAAAAGAACCATGCACCTGATCACTACCCATTTATGAGAGAGTGGCCAACTTGGTTTAACCCAAACCATAATACTTGACCATCCTTGGTCATTTATTACTGCTGTGCCTTCTCGCTTGATGCCTGGGCTATAGGTGAAAGCGTTTCAGATACGCGCCTGATCGCTCTGTCATAAGCGGTGCTTCCTTTCGGGGTATTTGCAAGCTTAAGCATAGCGTTACGCAATAACCTCGACTCATAAGCCCTTCCAGCTAAACCAACGCCTGCTCCAGCTGCTACAGCTTTGGCGGCAATAGGATTTAGCATACTAGCTAGTGCTGCCGGACCAGCCATAAGTTGTCCAGTTAGTGGGCTGGCAGCGCCGGTTGCAGCCTCCCTTGTTGAATCAAGATATTTCATCACACCATCTAGATATTTACCGTGTTCACCACGGAAGAATGTCGCCGCCTGCTTCCTGTTGCGATGCATCTCATTAATAAACTTTTCCACACTTACGTTTCCAGATGCATCCGTTGCTTTATCTAATGCCCTCTGAACAATCGCTCCTCTTGCATTCTGCCTACCGGAGTCATCAAGCAATCGGTAAAGTTGTGATCGCTCTGCTGGACTTTGGCTAAAGATGAGCTTGGTAACGTCTTCAGGAGTCGTTTTACCGCTCTGGATGGCTTTTTGAACTCGGGTATTCCCCATCATGTCATTAAATTTTGCCCATGAGCGGTCTACCCGAGCCATATTCTCTGCTTCTCGTGGGCCAAGGTTGTCAGAGACGGCTTTTTTCATATCAGATGTATATGCTTTATATACTGACTCAGAAGCCTTCTGAAGGATATCCCTGTCCACCTCGTCAGGGGCAGCCATAAAGCGTTTGCGTAGGTTTGTTCTGTTCTCCCTTGCGAGTTGCAAGTTGTTGGGCCCGCTTGTTATATCATCCTTAAATTGCTGCAGTACGCTAATAGCTGAACGGTCTTGAGATGCACCTGGTCTGGTTAGTTTTGCGATCTGGTCATCTATAGACTTTACCGTATTGGTAATATCTACAGGTGTATCGCCCATACTGTTAATAATGCGATCATATCGCTTGCCTGCGGCATCAATGAATTGCCGCTGGCCCTTAGTAGCAGAATTGTAAAGCTGTGCATCAGAAATCCCTCCTACGTTATCGCTGAAGGTTTTAACAAGATTCTCTCTTGCAGATTGCTGAGCACTTCTTAATCCACCAGTACCAGCTAATGGAATTCGCTCAGCCAGCGTCCTAGCTTGCTTTCCGATATTAGTTTCTGGTGGAACAACATCAGTGGTCATCAGTGGCAGGTTGTTCTGCCTGGCAAAATCAATCTGCGCCTGCTTTTCAGGTGCTATCTTACCCATGGTCGAACGCGACACAGCGCTTGCGGTGTTTTCAACACCCTTCAACACCCCACCAAGGCCAGCGGAAATTGCAGTTTGAACTGGATTGATGTCCTCACCGCCTGCCGCCTGTGTAACTCCCTGTAAAGCTAAATCAGTAGCGCCTGACTTTAACGTTGCACCTGCAACAGACCCTGCTCTGCCTGCTGGGGTGAATGCAAGAGCGTTTGCCAGGAATGACGTCACATCCTGCGGTGACAAACCAGGCTTGTTAAGTGCATATTCGCCAGAAGGAAGAGTGACGATGGAATTACCCTTCTCATCCTGTCTGATTTTGCCGCCCATGCTTTGTAGGATCTTCTCCTGTGAAGCGTCGGAGCCAAATAGTTGACCCAATCCAGCGCGAAGAGCATCCGTACTTAGGCTGTTTAATTCTGGAGCTTCTCCGATATTCTGCAACTTCTCCATTTCTGGAGTCATCCTGCTTTCACCGGTAACGGCATCACGCATTGCAGCGCCTAAACCAGCACCTTGCTCAGCAGAGCGATCCAGCCCTTCCTTCTGCTGAGTCGCAAGCTGTGCATACCCCGATGCAAGTGAATTATCAGTAGATGGCTGCGAATCAAGCACAAAACCTTCTGGCAATTGTGAATTGTCAGACTGACTATCCAGTACAAAACCTTCCGGTAAACCTACATCGGTTGCCATTGACCACCTCTGAATACTATTTTTTGTCCTGTTTTCTCATTGGTGGCCGTAGCCCCCTCAGGAATCCCACCTTGCGCGGCCGCCTGCTGCTGCCCACCTGATTGCTCTCGCTGCGCTTGCCTTTCTGACACATAGGTATCGTATCCCTGCGAGCTATAGCCCATGGATTCAGCTTCGCGGGCCGCCACCTTTTGCAGTACAGAATACTGACTGCGGATTTCGCTGAGCTGCTTCCTTACCACATCTTCAGGTTGCGTAACATCGAGGCGGGCTATCAGGTTTTCTAGCTTGCTACCCTCTGCGTTCGACAGTGAACCCATACCCCTTAACATCTGGACGTTCTGCACGAAAGCACCAGACTTAAGCTCTTCAATGGCGTTCCTGTTCGCCAGCCCCTCTTCTGAGGTGGTTGCATCAGGCATCCTTCCCGCATACCTGCCAATACCTTCTAATTCTGGCTTATCCAGTACGGAGTCAATCTTCTCGATCCCCCTTTCGCCAGTGATTAGCGCTTCGTTATATCCGTTATTACCCTCAAGCCACTTTCTGGCCTGCCCCATTCGCGCGCCGGTTGCTGGCTTGCCGGTTAAAGGGTCAACTCCCGTAGAGGCGATTTGAGAGTTTAACGCCAGGGTGTCCATGTCCTGAACGTCGCCATATTTTTTAAGCGCCGCCTGTGACTGCCTGTATACGTATTTATCGTGATTCAGACGAGCCATCTGAGCGCCATATGAGAGCTGCTGCCCCTGTCGCGTGGTGGCGTTCTGCATGTCAGCCTGGCGGGCGTCCTCCTTAAGTTCAGCTTCTTTCTGCTGCGCATCTACCTGCTTCTCAATAGGCATCGTTGCGTACATTGACGCTTTCAACAGGGAGCCGAACTGCTGCGGATCGTTATGAGCCATTTGAATGGCTTCCTGCGGATCAACCCCAAAGCTCATTAGAGCAGGCTTGTTTTGTTCTATCGCGGTCTGAATCATTGCCGGGTTGCCGGTTGCAGCCGCTATAGATATTTTGTTGAGCGCCTTATTAACAAACGTAGCGTGCTCGGCATCCTGAATGCCTATCTCTTTCTGGATGAGATCTGCAAACTCAGGATGCTGCATGCGCAGCGCTGGTAAATCCTCCGGCTTGGCATTCTGCAATGCTGTATATGCGGCCTGTTGCCGCTCCTGCTGCTGTGTCGCTGCATCCATCTCCTGAGAGGTTTGACGAATTCCCTGAATTGCCCGCCCAGCAGTCAACCCCTGAAGCAACGCCCTGCCAGTTGATGCAGAGTAATCAATCGGTTCAACAACCATCATTCACCTCAGATATTTAGAAGAAGCCAGAGGCCACGCCACCAATTTGCATCAGCGAGTTGAAGCCAGATTGCGCCTTACCTGCTTTTGACGCGCCAATCTGGGCCATGTTGTTGCCATAGGCATTGGAGTAGTCTCCGGCCGCAGCATTGTTAGCCCCAGCAGCTGATAGGCCAACGTTGGATAGCCCCATAAGTTGCTGATACATATTGTTCTGTTGGTCAGTCATCATGTTCAGGTAGTTCTGCCCAAGCTGAGGCGCGATGGATGAGAGCATATTCCCGGCAGCCGTAGAACCAAGTCCGCCGGTTGCCTCTGCAGCGTTCAGTCCCTGATAGCGAGCCTGATCTGATAACTGCTGATACTCAGGGCTGTTGAAATAATTTGTCAGTAGAGCATTCCTGTCGATCGGCTTACCAGCGATTCCCTGCAACCCAGCCAACCCGGTTTGACCTGCTGTAAGCCATGGAAGCAATCTTTCCTGCTGCTCTCGATAAATCTGTAGGTTTGTCGCATTGGATTGGTTTGCGGCATTCTTTTGTGCGTCTGCCGCCTGATTTGCACCAGTGATAGAGCCGACGATATTGCCAATGCCTTTGGTGATGCCGCTCATTGCGCGTACCTCTTCATTAAAATAAGTTCTCCGCGGCTATCGTCTATGTACTCAACGACACCACGCCATGATTCTGTGAACCCAAACTTTCTAGCCAGATTGCAGACCTGCTTATGCTCAATGCGGATCGGCGCGTGAATCTCCCGGTTACCGATTAGCGCCAGCACATCAGCAACGGCATCCCGGCATCGGTGACGTTCACCCGGCCTCATAGCCATATGTAGATCAACGTGGTCACCAAAATCCATGCATACGAAGATGCCGACACCGTCCCAAATGAGGTAATCACCATCAACTAGCGGGAATGAAGGCACACCCCATAGGCGCATTAATCCCTGCCCGGTGAGAGCATCAATTTTTGTGAGCATGATTACTGTTCCGCGATAATTTTGATGGTCGTTGCAGTGAATGCTGCGCCATTGGCCTGAATAGTGATGGTGCTGCCATTGGTAGCTAGGAAACCACCCTGATCAACACTGAAGAACGTTGCAAGGAGAATGTTGTCCGTTGCCGTTGCTGCGTTACGGCTGGCTACAAGCGTGTCGGGAACAGCACCTGAGAAAGTAAGTTGCATCGACCGGTTTGTGGTTCCTCCAGGATAACTCCCGATCATCGACAACTTGAAATTAAGCGTCTTGTTCTCGTCGTAGACGGTTAGCTTGTCTGTGGTCGTGTTGAAGAACGGCAGCAATGTACCGGATGAAGGAGCCAGCGCCTTGAGCATTGTAATCAGGTTTGTCGCCGTCGTCGGGATAACCTGCGATATTCCTGTGTAAACAACCTCTGACTTCTTGCGAGTCGTGGCGTACTCAAGATCATCAATACGCGTTTCGTGGTCAGCTAACTCTGCCTCGTTAGCAGTGATTCGAGTCTCATGGTCAGCAAGAGTAGTCTCAATGTCTGCCACTTCATCAATCAGGAAGTCTACATCGTTGCGCAGTACATCAATCTTCCCTTCTGCCGTTGTCAGTCGTACATCGAGAAGCTGAATAGCAAGGGTGTTGGCGGTAATTCTTCCTTCGTGGTCGGCAAGAGTTACGTCCTGCTCATCGTTTTTAACCTGAGCATCGTATGCCCCCTGTCCGGCTTCGTTAGCCTTACCTGCAATGGCGCCAACATCAGTACCCTGAGCGATGACATAAAGCAGGTATGACTGACTGAAAACATTGCGAGGAAGGATTGAAGCATCAAGACGAGTAGCCTGGATAATGACAGGTGTATTAAGTGACGGATCTGCCATTACTCAATCCTTATCTGACACCCAGATAGCGTTACTGGTGATTTGGTGATTACCCGCATCTTGAAACCAATAATTCTGCGTATGCGTCCAATTCGCTTCCAGATAACTCTCTTGTCATAAACGAATGGCTCGTTCTGTTCAATCATCTGCTCGCGCCCATAGTTGATGCCGTCAGTGGTGGCAGACAGAAACAGGCGATCAGCGTATTGCGCTACACCAGTCGAGGATTCAACCTCAAGATCGAACACGCGGGCGTTATCGGCTTTGAAGAGCGGAGTAAACAGGAGGTGCTCCTGCTGCTTTTCGTACTGGCTGCTGATATTAAACTGCAATTGGCCTTTAATTGCTTCCAGCTTGTCACCACACGTGATTTGGTTGCCTTCGTACATGAAATCGATAGCGCGGTAGACATCATCGTAAAGACCGGTTTTAAGTGCGCACCATTGCGGTCCGTTCTGGCTGGACGATACGTCGTATACCAGTACATGCCGCGGTAGATGGATAATCAGCAATTCATGGGAATCGAATCGCAAAGTCTCCATTACCCCAGTGGCCAACTCACCGGCAGTGTATGAGCGAATAATCTTCTCAATGGTTGCTGTCGCTATCGGCGATGCCTGCCCTGACCCGATCAGGTAAACAGAAGGTGCACCGGTTGCCGGGTGGCTGATAAACGCATATGAGTCAGCGAATGGAGTTTTGCAGTATGTGCCGGCGATCCCCTTCTGCACCATTAAAGACGGCTGCGCCACATAAAGCGCCGCGCCAACCGTGGTCGTTCCGGTTAGCGAGAAATACTCAATGGTCGATGACCCAAAGCAGACGATAAAGTCCCGCCACGTTCCGATGCCGATGATTCCATCAGGCTGTGACTCAGCTCGATACTCAGCGCTGTATCGGTCTGGATGAGATTCATCTTCGAGGTCAGTAATAAACCATGAGTCTGAATTATCCTTCGCCCATGCGTACCGTCCACGCAACCTCGTGACATCTCGAGCGGATCCGAGTTCATATTGAGTATACCCACTGCTTACAGGCCAGTTGGCGATCGTCTTCACCGTTCCGTCATACCGGTATTCAACGACACTTCCATTAACACAAACAGCCTGAGACGTGCGACCGTGTGCCAGAGATACGCGGGATGAACCTGCGACATCACCCACCGCCGAATCAGAACGATAAAGCTTGCCTCCCATAACGCGATATACGGCATTCTGAGAGGTGTTGAACTCAGCGCCGCGAGATGTGCCAGCAACGTCTGATAACTTCGTTACACCGGGGAATGAGCGTAAATATCCCGATGAATTGAGTATCTCTTTCGGCGTAGCCAGAAGATTGACAGGCAGATAGTCGATGTAGTCGGCGTTGCGGAAGTCTTTGCCGACTCCTTTCATTAAAGGTAATTGCTGAATCGGCATTTACTCACCTCATGTACTCTGATCGTCTTGTTCGATGTAAAAGCGATTCCATGTGAATGCTGATTTGTTACCGGATCCGCGAGGCATATCATTTCGACGCTCAAGCGGAGGAATGGTAGTTAATGCAATGCAAATTGCTTGATATGCGCTGTCTGCTGCTGAGAGAAGTGTATCGGATGGCTGAATGACGTTATCCATGCAGACTTGAACAGCAAGTTTTAGAGACACTCCATCATATGCCCAGGATGGAATTCCTGAATCGTCATCAGGCAATGGCATCACATCGTTTGCAGAATCGGCGAACAGGTACCCAAGCTCAATACCTTTTACCTGCCATGCTGCCATCATGTCTTCCAGATCGTTTATCGCATCTTCTACTGCTTGCGGGTCAGCATCTGTCAATGTGGAGTTAGAATAAAGACCTGCCTTTCTCAGCGCTTTGAGGACTAAATCACCCTTTGTCTTCGCCATTTTGAGCCGCCTTGTTCTTTTTCGTCTTGGCGACAGTCTCATCAGGAGACTTTACCCATCCGAGTTTAAGATGTTCACTGACATCATTGTCATCAACAATGATGTAATCAATGGAGTGCGGCCCGCAGGTGATCATAGAACCTGGCTTATAAAGCATTGTGTTAGGCATTATTCACCCCACATATAATCACGATTGATAACCTCAAGAACGTAACCATCGTCGTTAACAAGCCACGCATCTTGATACTTATTAATAGTTACCTCCTGATCTTTAAATCTGACTTTCGCAACAATATCGCTTGTTTCAAATTCAACGTCTTTGATCGTTTGGATTGTAACTACCGATGTAATGGGCCAATACTCAGCAGAAACGCAGCCTTTTTGTTTTATTTTTAGGAACATAAATCACCATTAAAAAAGGGGCCGAAGCCCCTGATTAATTCATGTCGCTGGTTACTGACCGGCGATAACGATACCTGTGTACTCCGGAACCAGTACAGAGCAACCATACAGAGTCGTGAAACGACAGGTGGTTGAGCCTTTGATGTGGTCGAATGCGTAGGACATGATCAGCGTGGCGCCCTGATCAGTGGTTGCAGTCATAACCTGCGGTCCCTGACCAGTAGGGAATGCCAGCTTGCCATACATCAATTCGACAGAACCATCAGCCCAGAACAGGTTAGCCGGTGCAGCGTTCTGGTTGAGCAATGTCAGTGCTGCACCATTAGCGGCATTTGCGTCAACGTTCGCGTACGGACGGCTTGGTACGTCAGCGTTATCCGGAGGCAAAATCTGCGGAGAGATTGTCGCAGTAGTCCCGCTTACCGCCAGTACACGGAATACCTGAAGCTGGTCAGTGGTATCTTTGGTGATCTGGTGTACGGAGTGAACGCCAGCGATAGTGAACGCATCGCCAACCTGAAGACCGGCAGCAGAGAGTTGGATAGTGCCCTGACGGTTATCCACCGGCATGTCGTTGGCATCTTTTGCCTGAACCTTATGAGCAGGAGCGGCAGCCAGAGTAAGCGCTGTTGCAGTGCCATTAGGTACACGGCCAGAGATGTCAGTCTTGTAGCTGTCGAATGATGCAACTGGCGGAATCTGGGCTTTTTCGTATGCCGTCAGAGATACGCCTTGAGTGTATGCGCGATGGCCTAACTCACCTGCCAGATCTTTGTAGTTGAAGGGGTTCCAGAATGAGCGGCGGTTAATACCCTGTGGAACGCCGATAGCAGTCATGATTGCATCAATGCCAGCTGCGCTGTTCCACAGATCACGACCCTGAGTCCCGGTGGTTGAGTTTGCCATCGCCACAACGTTTGTTGCACGCTGAGTGACCATTGCGATCAGATCAGAATCAATCTGCGCAGCCAGTCGCTGACCAGCCGCACGTCCTGCTTCAGTCTTGTGCTCCGGATCACGCATTTCACGAGCATCCAGAGTGTACAGAATGTTTTTAGGCTCTTTGAACACAGAAGGAACCAGACGCTGAACTAATGCGGTTGGTGTTTTACCGGTCAGGTCGAGACCTTCCTCCACATTCATGTGGTAGTGCTGCGGTCGATACAGAACATCTCCAGCACGCTGCATCTCAGTATCGCCTGGGCGGAATTTCTTGGCATTGCGGGACACTACGCAGGAGGCTTCGAAACCTTCCACGTACTGCTCAAACATAATCTCTAGGTCTTTTGCTAATTGGTTAGCCATGCTTAATGCTCCGATAGGTTATTTTTTTGCCTTTTTAGCGGCGAAATACGGCGTCCAGTCACCGGTTTCCAGTGCCTTGGCTTTCAGTTTGTCGAGGTTGTTGATCACCGCGCCGTTGCTGCCTTTTACTTCTGGCGTTGTTGCGGCATTTGTTTTTGCTTTAGGCATCGTTTTGGCTTTTGACTCGATACGCTCGAGAAGTCGACCAAGAGCTACGGGGTTGGTAGCCTCTGCCAGTTGTTTGCGAAGTTCGGCATTACGACCAAGAGCAAGCACAACCATTTCTGGCTTTTCAGACTCGTGAAGAATTGCGTCCTGAATAACTTTAGGAACTTCATCAATAACAATTTGCTCAGCTTCAGCGAAACCTTTTACCTTCAGCGCCTTTGCTCGCTGCTGGTAATTGGCTACTTTTTGCCGATGCTGCTCATTGAATTGTTCCTGTTGCTGTTTAATGACACGCTGCTGCTCTTTGTACTGGTCATTCTCTTTAGCCCATTGCTCAAGCTTTTCCTGAAGCAGGTCCTCGTCGTAGTCAATGCCAGGGTCTGTAAGCTTTGGCATGACGGGTGGCTGAGAGATAATTGGCTGTTGCTGTGCGGGTTGAGTAGAGAGGCGGCGAAGCTCTTTAAGCTCACGATCCTTCTCTTTAATCGTACTGCGCAGATGCTTAACCAGTGCCGGGTCTTTCGCGTCTTCGCTGGTCGGCGAGTCCAGCCTTTCATCACCGAAATAGAATTCTTGCTCTGAATCGTCACCCTCTTCAGTCTCAACTTCACCATTCTCATGGTCATCAGCTTCGACGTTGTCAGTGTCGTTTTCAGTTTCGACATCATCTGGAATTTGCTCAGGCGTGTCGTTGTCGACTTCAACTTCAGGTGTGTTTTCTTCTGCCGTTTCGTACATAAATACCCCTGTTTACTCGATGTTATGCCCATCGGAGGCAATAGGATGCCCGGCCTCATAATGACGGCCATGGCGAGATAGGTTTGATTACTGCTGTGGTTGTTGCTTCTGAATAACTGATTGCATGAGGCTTGTTAGATCCATGCGCTGAGTGTGTCCTTGCGCCTGGCTTTTAAGTATCAATTCCGCATCTGCGCGAGCGTTATCACCTTGCTGCGCCATCAGCTCTCTAAACTCTTTTCTCTGATCCAGATTCATGCTGTTGAATATCTCAGCAATTTTCGCGTCAGCGAGTTTGTCTTGAGTTATCACTTTTGCTGCTTCTATCTGCAATGACATACTCTGATTGTCGGCCTTTTTGTTCTCAGCGACCGCTAATCCCTGATTTGCCAACGCATTGACCATGTCAGGAGAAGGTTGGTTCTGCTGCTGTGCCTTAGCCTGAGCAACCATCTGCTTCTCTTCTGGTGTGCGTGGCTTGATAACGCCAGAAAGAAGCAACTGATTGCGGTTGTACTCTTTCAGGTCGTCGATGCCCTCTCCGTCCATGTTGTCGAGAATCATCGACGAAACGAGGTCGTGCTTGGGAGTGCCAGGTGGAATCAATGCCAACATGCTGAGAAGCGATTTAACCGTTGCATCACGTCGAGTTGCAAATGATTGCCCTACATCAACCGTAACCTCATAGTTTCCTTGCGACAGGTCATTGAGCGCCACCTCCTCACCAGTTTGACGGTCGATAACCGCGCCATTCATTAGCGCAACATCATCGGTTCCGTCCTCGTTCACAATGCGCATCGGAGTATCGCTTCCATACACCTCGCGAGCCATGGAAAGCCACACCACACCAGCTCGACGCATGGATTTCGCCATGTTGTCCATGTAGATATATGACTGCGTATCCATCCGGTTAAAGATGCTGTCCACAGTGTCAGTGGCGACGTTGCTTGGCATATTCTCAAGCTGCGATGCGCCAGTGATCTGCTGAATAGCGGTGCCGGTATATTGCAGGAGGCCAGCCAGTGCCGGTGGCATTTGTGTGGGTGGGGTGTAGCTGCTGACCTGCGCCTGCGCCGTGATATCGCCATTTTTGTTCTTCAGGCTTACCATTGGCAGGTATGCCGGACGCTTCTTGTTTCGCTCTGCCCAGTGACTACCGAGAGGACCCGGAATCATGTCCACGTCCACAACCGGAATACCATCCCCGCCAGCCTGAGTGGCATTGTCAGCAATCATGGAGACCATCAGGTTCTCCAGTCGCTGAGCATCCATCGCTTTCGCTGCGTGACCTTCGATGCGCTCCTGGTTATCCACGAATGACCGGCGACCGTAGACGGGGATCAGCGGAATGTGTTCGCCAGGAATACGCTCAGGCTCTTTCAGCCATTCAGCACCGGACAGGAGCCCGCAGTAAACGCGACGGCGCTTAACCTCACGCTCTCCCAGCATCTCGAATTCACCGGCGGCCAGTTCATCCTCGATGTCTTTGATCTGCTCATCGTCGTAGATAGCCGTGGCACCGGTGACCGGATTGCGCCATGCACTGAGCTTAGCTTTCTCGATCCGCACTTCGTAGTAACGCCCAACATAGATAGCATCAGGCGTAGACCAGTCATACTGCGTGCCGGAGTCATCTTTGCTCAGGCTGGCGGCGATTGAATCAGGATATTCGGCCTCAAACGCTTTCGGGGTCATGGAGAACATCTCCATCGCCCACATCGCATCAGAGCGGTCGTACTGTTTGCTGTCTTGATCGAAGAATACGCAGGTTGCCGGGTCGTAAACTGGCAACAGACTAACGCGACGCTGCTCGTTGCTCGGGTCCATCTCGTCTTCGTAGTCGGCGCACATGCGCCAGCACCCGAACCCGCCGGTTACAGCATCATCGAATGCGTTGTCACAGGCCTCGCCACCGGACGTTTCCTGATAGTCGGCGCGGAACTTGCCATTCATCTTCTCGGCCAGCGCCTCAGATGCCTGACCATCTTTAGGACGGAATCGAACGCTGATTCGGTTCTGGCGATATTCGCCAATGATGCGATCACATTCACGGGCAATCTTGTTTAGTTCGAATCGCGGGTAATGCTCAAAGCGTCCTTCATCGAAGGAGTAACCAGCGTTTGTGCTTCCTTCCCATTGAGCACCTGAAACCCTGACGAATCGTTGAGCTTCGATGATCTGCTCACGCATGTCTTGTGTTGCGGTGTAGGCGTTATCGAAGTTGCATAGTGCCTTACGATGCCAGTCATCCATCTTTTTATCGTCTGCCATCATCCAACTCCGCAGGGTATGTTGTAGTTTGAGTAATCAGGTTGCGTGGCCGCTTCCGGACAATGCATGCACATCATTAGCGAATCGGCAAGGTTAGGTGACGGAATGCCAAGTTTCTGCTTCATCTCGACCTTGGTCATCAATTCCAGCTTGCCGTTCTTATTGAATTTCCGCTGTATCTGCGTTAGTTCAGCGAATGCCTTTTCAAGCATCAACTCACCAATAGCCTCTTTATCGAAGCTGAGCATGTCGTCGGGATGCGCGTATTCTCCATGGATTACGGCACGAAAGGTGGTATAGAGGCGATCTGCCAACTCGTAGTAGAACTGTGCTCGCTTGTTACGAAACACATCTCCGTTGGTGCGGATGTTGTCTCCGTCAACAACCTCATCGAACCATGCTCCAGATTGATATGGCGCATCCTCATCGAACGGGGATTCGCTACCTTTGAACATCGTTGCGGTTATCTTCTTGCCGCTGAATGCATCAGTAGTTTGCCTACGTAACCCAGCGCCGACACCATCACCATCCCAAAGGTAGTGATCTGCACCATCCTTGATTGCCATTGATGTCGCCCAGTCAGCACCCTCGTTGATATCCATCAGTAGGCCTTCGGCAATCCGCTTAACTACTGATCCATGACGGGATGCATAGCCCTTGGCATCTGGACCGGTATCCGATGGGTCATGCGCAGAAACAACCGCACCCTTAGCTTTCCATCCGAGCTTCTTGTGCGCGTCTGTGGCTGCCTCTAGCCATTCACGCTTGATGATTGCCATATCACTTGCACTTACCGGCTCACCGAGCCAGATATGACGATACAGAGTAGGATTGCGCCGCTTACACTCTTCCATCTCCAGCCGGAGAACTTCTGGGAAGTGCGGGTTGTCGGTGTAGTTAACTGTCAGCAGACAGATGTCGTCAGGATGATCGACAACGAATCGCTGATATGTGTCGTCCAGGATGTTCTTAGGGTTGAAACTGACCCAGATTTCAGAGTTAGGCTTTCGGATTGTCGGGATCAGGATATCCCATGACTCCTTCGTTACAGCCTCAGCCTCTTCCACCCAGCAGATGTCTATCCCCTCGAGGGATTTAATCTTAGTCGGGTTGTTTTTGATGCCGTAGAACATGAATTCGGCGTTGGTTCCGAGGTGGCGAATCATCGACCGCTGTATTTCAAACTCAGCTGAATATCCCTCGCGCTCTATCGTGTCCTCTAGCAAACGGATCACCGAGTCGCTGATGCTGTTCTGCAGTTCACGAGCACACAAAATACGAACAGGCTGCCGCCTTGCCGCTTCAACAAGCAATCGCGCCATCGCCCACGACTTACCGCTACCTCGACCGCCCTTGGCGACTTTGTAGCGATGCGCCTCGATGAACGGTTGAAAGATAGGGTTAATCGTTGTCATTTGCCGAATAACGTACTCATTGGTGAGGTTTCAATCTGTATAGCGCCACCGTCTTTGCCAACCAGTTCATTGGTAACCTTGTCGCCATACTTGCGGGGATTCATCCGAGCCAGAGCCCATTTGCGGGTATCAACGCGGAGCCTTGCCTTTGCTACCTCAGCAGAATCAGGGATGACGTCATCAGCGATGTCGAACATCTCTTCGAAAATGGCATCAGCTCTCGCCTCGGTTGCCTTCGCGTACTTGTCGCGAAATCCCTCCTGCTCTGCGATCCAGCGGAATACCGTGGATTTATCTGGCATGCCCGGGCGCTTGCAAACCTTAACCAGGCTTTCACCGGAGGCGAGCAGCGCACAAATGTCATCGGCCACCTCCGGCATATAATCCGAAGGGCGACCGGCTTTACCTTTCTCAGTCGCCATGCCGTTACTTCCATTCTGTTTGCTTATCCCACTCATCGCGGAATTTGGATGGGTTGTCGAAACCTTGAGTTGCCATGGTTATGCTCCGGTAGAGAACAGGTCGAGAGCCTCTTTAGCCTCGCGGATCGCCTTTTCAGCACGAGCCAGCGCGGTGCCTTCACCGGCAGCCAGCACCAGTTGGTCTTTGAAGAGTTCGAAGTTGAGTTTGCTGCCAGCCACAAACGCAATGGCCTTTTCTGCTGCTGCGGTATCACTCTGAACCAGGCGAAGGATATCGAGGTTCATCTGCTGTAATTCTGTCAATGCGGTAATCTCTGCCATTGTTGGCTCCAGTTGTTGGGTTAAGCCATTATCAAGCGCCCGGGATAGGACGCTTTGGAATGACTACCGTCAAAACGATGCGACGCGCAGAGCCAGAATTTCGCTATAAGCCTGCATAGCGCCTAACTGAGCTTTCAACAGTCCTTGCTGGGTGCCATCAAGACCGGCAAAAATCGGGGATGATTTGATAAAGTCAGCCAGCTTGGTGGCCTTGCCCTGCAGTTCGGTTTGCTCGTCAACGACGCGCTGCTGATGTGGTTGCATATGACCTCTTTGGTTATGAAAAAGCCCCGCTATTGCGAGGCTCGGTTATTTCAGGCACTGCGTGTTGATGTATTCCTGCAGCGCTCTCAGTGATGTTTGGTCTCTGATGATTCCGGATCGGATACCGAGAACGTTTCGTCCAGCAACGTCAGAGAGTTCGACGGTGGCATCATTGCCCATGCCGGAGGTGCGGGAGGTTTCGGTTGAGGTAGACACTGGACACTTTCCTTTGACGAGCACCCGACCACCATTATCAAGCTTGCGCTGCAGAGCATCATTTTCAGATTTAGCACCTGCCAGTTCCTTCGTGTATTTGGCATCCAGTGCAGCGACATCACGCTGCCGGGCTGTCATGTCGGTGATGGTGGCGTTAGCCAGATTAAGCGCCTGAGCTTTCTCATCGCGCTGCTTCTTGTATTCGGTGGCGTTGTAGCGGTAGTGATTAACAGCCCAGCCAAGCGATACGATGATGCAGACGACAACGGCAATGATGATTGCGGTTAACCTGCTCATTTCTGACTCCAGGTGCAAACCTCATACTCAACGTCGCGTCGGTTCATCAGGCCCTTCCACTTCTTGCCACCTGCATATACCCAGCGCTTTAGCTCAGAGCATGATCCGGCGTAATCTTTAGCGTTGAGTTTCTTCAGCAGAGTGGAGTTGATGGTTGCTGTAGCGCCGACGTTGTAAGCGAAGCTATAGATTGCAGCTCGCTGTGTTTCAGTGGTCTGCACTTTGATATACGGATCAACCTGAGCGGCGATGCGTGTTAAATCTTTCCGGGTTAGTGCGTCGCATTCTTTATCGGTATATCGCTTTCCGGGGATTATGTCGGATCCGGTATGTCCATCGCAGACAGTCAGCACTCCAACAACATCTCGATAGGCCACATACTCTCGACCTTCAAGCCCATCCTTTCCGGATAGCATCACGGTGGCAATTGCGATCGCCCCGCCGCCGATACTGGCAGCGATTTTATTTCTGAGCGCCGGAGACATTGCCATTTAGCCGATCCTCTCGCTCTTTGCGTTTGTAGTACCAATTGACACCAAATGTGCCTATGGTGCAGGTGATGCCAATAATTACTGCCCAGTCGTTAAGGGAAAGAACGCCACCCATAGTTGTTAGGCCTCCAAACCAGTAACTGAGCCATTCTCTGATTTTATCCATACGGATCATGCTCTGCCCCCAACCTGACTACATGGGGATCTGTTCAAATTAGGAATAGGGATGATGGTCGCTTGAACAAATCCAGGATACGTTTATCAGTAACGTGGCTTGTTCGTGGCTAAAGGCATGGGCAAATCAGGCAGGAGGCTGTTATCGCAGTCTCCTGCCGCCCATTTTCACGAAGCCCGCCATAGCGCGGGTTTTCTTTTTTGAAGCGCACTAATCACCGTAGCCACAGATATTCAGCAGTGAGTTGGTTGGGTCTGGTTCTTGGTGGTAATGCGCTTTAAAAAAGCCAGCGGCGATACTGGCAAGATGAGGGTAGTGCGTTGAGCTTCCGCTCTTATGGTCCTGGTAGGTATTTAGTGTGTGGTGACCGGCGCTGAACTCCGGCTTTACGTGATTTCTCCATGGGCGGTTTGCGATCGCGAGTCGCACCACGTCTTGGGCTTAGCTGGACGCCATCCAGAATGCCGAACCATTGCGCATCAGCCTGCGCATTCACCACAACGATAATTGCACTGCGCCTGTTTCGGTTAGCGTAACGGGATTAACCGGTCACCCCAATGCAATTACCTGTTATGCGCCCATTATTAATCACAGCGGGCCACTGCGCCGAATTCGGTGGCGGGGAATCGGAAGACCCCGTGCAATCTGGTTTCTTAGGCCGCTTGCAACATCAGATCATCGTTTGCATTTATCTTTAGATGATAAAAACAGCCGCGTGATTGCTGACGAAAACTATCTGATGCATCTGCGCATCGGAAATCTCACTGCCGCGCCAGGGAAATGTACCTTGGCTCACCGGGATGCCGTCACATACTCAATGAGATTACCTGTTGTGCAGATACAAAAAAGCCCCGAGCTTTTAACTCAGGGCCATCGAATGAATGCACTACTCCATCATTGAGTTCAGATTAAACAAAAATCGCCACTTTGTAAAGTGTAACTTTCTAGATAAGTCCTATTTCATAGAAAATATTCACTATCGTGTGACTTTGTTCAACATCTGGTTTGCGTACTCTTCCTGCTTGATACATTCGCCTACCAGACTTTCAAAGAAATCCTTGTAAGACCTGCGCCACGTGGTTTCAGGTATATCAATCACCGTTGCGCAGATATATTTCCGGACACTATCCGGTAGCAATCTGGCATAGCCACGACCGTTGCAGCGCGAACAGGTTTTATATGCAGGAACGCCGCGCTGTAGAATAGTTTTCTCTTTATCTAATACCATTCCTTTGCCGTTGCACTGGCAGGCGTTGGTCAGCACTCCCTTCCCTTTGCATTTGTGGCAAAGCACCTTAACCGTCTCTCTTTTTTCGCTAAGGTGTGGCTGTCCGATATGCTTCATCGTCATTACTTCAGCTTCGACAAACTTATTGCCATTGCAGCAGTCGCACGTTCTGGTACTGGCCGCGCTCCGGGAGTAATCAGCAAAGGCGAAAGTTGCGAGAACTTGCATTACCTTTGGTTTAACGTTGCTCTCAAGCTTGCGTAAGGCGGCAACCTTATCGCAGTGCTCAATTGCATATTTGGTCAGCAGGTCAATCGCTCGCTCACGGTCGTAATCGCTGATATCCATCTTCCCGAGGAATGCACTGAACCCGAGAGCAGCACGGCTCTGTGTCATTCCGATCGCCGCCATGATGTCAGTGCCGGTTAATGAGTCAGATGCTGTCGCACGTGGAGCGTCGCTAATCATCGTTGACTTCGCGAAGTGGTATTTCACTGTGTTTTCGAGATTCATGCTGGCTGCCCCTTGTTCATGTTTGCGCGGTTGATGATTTCACGGCGTAATTCGTTGTTGCGATCGATGCGTTTCTGAAGCTCTGCTGTTTCACTATCAATCCGGGCTATTTCACTTCTTGCGTAAGGAGTCAGCCTGGTAGCACGCTCTATTGACGAGCGCTGATAGTTGTCGATATCGCTGCGGGTCATGCTGCCTCCTGTTGTTTCAGTTCTTTGAGCTTTGCGCGGTAGTGCGCTGCCAGTGCGTCGAGTTCTTCACGGGTCCATTTTTTTGCTTCGTGTGGACCCATCAGACGGTCATAGGCTTCCTGCCCAATCTTGGCGATCAACCGTGGGCGGTATTCACCGATATTTCCTGACAGATAGGAGTTACAGGCCTCACACTGGATGTGGCAGTTGGTTTCGTCGTAGCGGGTTTCTGGTGATGCGCCGACTGTGCGGAAGTGACCGGCGTTCATCTTTGCGCCGGAGTTACGACCGCAACTGATGCATGACTGTCCTGCGTCACGCTGGCGAATAAACGCGTTAAACGCTGTCTGAGCGCGTTTGTGGTATTGGCTAAGTGGTTGCAATGCCTTCTTGCGAATCTTCAGCTCACGGCGTTCCTGCTGAGCTTCTTGCTTACGCTTGCGCTCGGCTGCCAGTTTCTTTTTATCCAACAGCAACTGGCTGTACTCGAAGCCATGCTCAGGACAGCACCACCAGACGTTATCGTAGGTAGCTGTGAATTTGGTCTTGCAGATTTTGCAGCTTCGGCGGGTTGGTTTACGCATCACGAAGTCCTCCCGAAATAGTCACCACGGTAACGGACGTCGCGAAGTTGAATGTTCTGACTTACAGCAAATGCCTGGGTGTACTCAATCAGGCTATTCATGCGCTTTACGCCCATTGATGACGTGCTTTCGCGGATGGCTACGAGTTCACCTTCAAGACCAGCGATAACCTTCCCCTGACCGCCAGTAGCAATAGAGTGACCGGAGACAAGAATTGATTTCCATGATGGCAGTGACCATGCAGAACCAGACCAACGGATGCGGTGTTTCGTAAAATCTCCACACAGGGCATGGAACAATGCATTTTGAGGTAACGTGCGTTTAGGGTCAGAAAAGCTAACCACAAGCGGCATGGAGTCGCTTACAGGTTGCTTGTTGATGTAGTCGATGAGGTTGCGACGAACCTGCTCGTCACGGAGATAGAATTTCACGCTCACGCTTCACCTCCGCAGAGGTCAAACGCAGAATGCAGAAAACCCTCAGCATTAGATAACGCTGACGGGATATGGTAGGTCGTACTCTTTGTGTTTCGCATCTAATTTCCCAATCAGATGCAGAGGTCACAGCCGGGTGCTCAATCCGACTGCGACCTAATTATAACACTAATTTTGAGAGTGGGTAATGTTGCTTGACGTTGCGTTAGTCATCACCTTCTGACAGTTTTTGCATAGCTCCGGCGTAACGCCGCATCCCATGTTCAAGCGCTGACTTAACTTCCTGCTGCGGTGCTGCTGCGAGCATGGCATCGTAGATATCAAGTGCTATGCCACCGCAGCAGTTCGCCTGCATTGCTATAGCCTCTCCAATAGCGTCAGTCATCTCCTTCGGAACCATCACGTAGCCGGGAGGTGCAACATAGCGAACCTCAACTGTGCGATCTGGACCAGATGCCAGGTCAACGCCGATTACCGGAGAGTTGCCAGCCTGGAGAATAGATTTCAGCGCTGCCCTTGGCATTGCCGACCAGGACAGAAATACGTCTGGCCTGTCGACATCTTCTGTCGGGAGAGTGTTTTCGATTTCGTCCAGCGCTTCACTTAGCTTCTGAAATGCGTCGTCTGGAACAACGTGGCACTCTTCGCCATCAACATCTTGCTGACAGCTATCATCTGCGAGTTCGAATGCGGCCCCGCAAACATTGAGCAGCATTTCAATAACGCGACGGTGTTCTGCTGTTACGCAATTCTCCGGCACTACTGGCGCTGGCCGTGGGGCAGCATAAACCGGCATGACGTCGCTTTGCCCTTTGTTGCTCTCATCAGTCAGCGCCCAGAACAGCCTACCTGCCGGATGCTTGAAGATGTACGCCACAGGCTTCTCATCAAACACTGCAATCACCCCATCAATCACCTTCACAGCATCAGCCATTGCGTGGCCGAGATTACCTCCGTCGCTTTGTGCTGCTGCTTTGCTGAGTATTTCTCTTATCTGGTGCAGGCGATCGAGTGATACAGGACCGTGCGCCGGGTGGTTGTTAGTTGTCATGGGTTAGTCCTCAAATTTTTTGCTGCACAACCGGAACGGACAAATCTACGCACCACGAAATAACCCCGAACTGATCATCGTTTTGCGCCTCTCCGTAAACGTAATATTTAGCGCCAGGCCTGCCCATTACCGGGTCAAATACTTCGATTCCACGCTCCGCTGTTAATGATATCAATATTTGGTGCAACCCACCCTGAATGTTCAGAGATGGCACGGTGAGAAAGTAGATAAAACCGTACAGCAATTCGGCTTTGCGCTGGCTCCCGTAGAAATATGGGATTTTGTAATAGTCCAGCGCATCATCAAGCCAGTCAGTCTTGTCGTGAAACGGTTGATGCCACCGAGCTATAACCTCATCAACGGGTTGACCGGCGACCATCGCTACACAGGTTGCCATGCAGGTATTAAATGTTGGCTGCGTTTGATGTTGAAGCATATCAATCCCCCTTCACGCCAATGCCAGCGGCGGCAAGCATCTCTTCAATTTCCCATTTTGCATAAACCGGATACCGCTCTGAACCATCGCAGCACCGGTCTTTATCGCTATGAGATACCGCTACGTCATCCCAGAAATCATCTGGCGCGTGACCTGCCTGAATCCAGATTAAGTGAGCGTGTGGCTTAGGAAACTCAACTTCCCGCGCCTCCAGTTCTGCTATGCGCTTCTCTGCGTATTCCAGCTCACTCAGCAGCGCCAGCACAGTGGCAGGGTTAGCGGCAGCGATGAATTCAGCGTTTCGCTTTGCTGTTTCATCCCATGCCATCAGGTAGTCGTGATCCCATTCGGTGTGGATGCACGCTGCTGTGGAGTTGGTCATGTCGAGCAATGATTCGTTGCCGACATAAACCGCGTATGAGTGGTATCCAGACGCTCTGTCTTCACCGTCGCCATATTCGCCGTCAGTTTCGACAACATCAGACCACCATTCGCCCTGGGTGGATTCCTCTGCTAACTGGCGCAGCGCCGCATACTTGTTGAGTGCTGTCATTGGGCTGCCTCCTGGCGAAGAATTTCAGCAAAGACTTTCAACTCGTAGATATCCCTGCGAATAGAATCCCGAACTGCACCAATAGCAAAAGTGTCAGGGTGCATACCGTCTAATTGCTGCTGTTTAACCTCAATCATGCGCTCTACGCCCTGCGCCCGCACTTCAGCCAGGAAAGCGTCGGTCGCTGGGGTTCCGATTCGATTAATAATTGCGATCATCCCGGCCCTCAGTGATTCATCTTCAGTTGCTCCATTTTGAGTGGCAACCTCAGATGCCTCGTAACCGTAGTCACTCTGTGACAACCAGTTATCTGGATTTTTAAGCCCCGCATTCTCCGCCGCCAACTCCCTGCACTTGCTCTCGGCGTTAGCGAGCTGCACTGCCATGTCTGTGAGATTTTGCTCTGCTGCACCTTCTGCTGCCATAAATGCTTTGTATGCCAAGTGAATACCAAATTGTGCATAGCAATTACGACGCTCATCCCATTCGAAATCACTTCCGTGAAACCACTGTTCAGCAGTCATCCACGCTTCAAATTTTTCTCTGCTAGTCATAATCCTACCCTCATAAAAAAGGCCCGCGATGCGAGCCTGTTAATCTTTTGGAATACTGCATACCCACTGGTCTAGCGCCTTTTCGCAGACCGCTCTTCCCTCGTATACCGCTACAGCAGCCTTTGCTTTGAGTTCGTTTACGTGCTCCTTCCCGGGAGAAAAAACAGCAAAGCCCATAGCAAATCCGGCAATGAGATAAAGAGCGCATAGAAATATTGTTTCTTTCACCATTTCCTCCGGGCATAAAAAAGGCCGACTATCACGACCACTCTTGCAGATAGCTCTGCTATGTAGGCTTCATTCATGCGCGATTTCCTCTGCCGGTAAACCAATCTAGCGCCTTTACAATGAGTGGGTTTTCCCACCATTCATCAATCCAGCGACGTTCGTTTTTGTCTCGATAAAACTCTGGCCCGCAGTAGTCATGCCATGACATGAAAACGCAGGTTCCGTCCTCAAGTCGCAAACGGTAGGTTGGATACGTGCAGATAATTCCGTTGGGTATTCGAATGCAGGTCATACTCGCCTCCCATAAACCATCATCAGCCGCTTTCTCGCATCACTCTGCATGAATTCAGCCACGACTCCATTCTTTGCCGGGTCGTATGGTGCGAACATCTTCGGGTCGTCGCTGTTACGCGGTTTCTTCATCCCCTTCGCTTCCTGGCTACTCAGATTTGCATCGACGGCACGTTGCCTGATTTCTTCGTAGCCACCACTCTTCAGCCAGTGCTGATAGGCATCTTCGCCGGGGAATACACCGATGCCCGGCACGCTGCGCAGCTTGCCCATGAACCGGAGTTGCCTGGCCTCTTCGTAATACCGGTTTCGGCAGATACCAAGCTCTTTGTAAATCAGATCAACCTTGGCTGGCTGGTTAGCTGATACGTAATCGAGAATGCGTTGCTTTAAGCTGACCATCATGCGGCCCCCTTAGAGCGGTATGAATCCCAGGTGAATGACAGAGTGCAGCCACCGCCGTCGCTCATGCGGTCTATGACGCGCTCACCGATAAACGCTGCCAGCTCTTCTTTGGTCTGGTTGCTAATCAGGATGGTTGGCTTCATGCGCTCGTAGCGAGTGTTGATGATTTCGAACATGATCAGCTTTTCGGCATCGCTACCGAACTGCACCCCTACCTCATCGATGATCAGCAGGTCTGGCTTGGTGAAGTAGCGGATCACATCGTCTTCAGTGCGCGTTGAGCCCTTTGACCAGGTTGATTTGTACTCTCGGGCAATTTTCAGAGCGGTGGTGAATACGGCTGAGCTTTGATGCTCGGTGATTGCATGCCGCGCTATAGCCAGCGCAAGGTGGTTCTTACCAGTGCCAGGCTTACCGCACATAACCAGTCCGCCGCCTTTCTGAAGTCGCTCAGGCCATCGATTGGCATATGCCTGGCAAACCTTCAGAACTCGCTTAGCGTCATCGTTCACTGGCTCGTAGTTCTGCAGGGTGCAGGACAAGAATCGATTGGGTATGTCCAGGCCATCCAGCAGACGCTCAACGTTTCGCTTGCGAAAATCCTCATCGATGCGGATCTTCTCCGCTTGCAGCTTGATAAGCTCATCACGCATACATTCCGGACAAATGCTTGGCCTTGGCGGAATTTTGATGATGGTTCCCGTGTAAATTCTCGTCCTGCACTCAAAATCGCCATGTTTTTCGCAGGTTTCCGTGCTAATCACGATGTCAGTATCTTCAATCTGCGCGGGAGGCTCGCTCAGCTCGGCAATGCGCTTTTCAAGGCTCGATATTTTTTCATCCAGTGTCATGATCACTCCTGAGCCCATGAAGGCATTTCAGTTTTTCCGTAGTTCTTCGACGCAAAACCTTCAGACTGAAGGCCATTAGCAACCTTGCGTACCGGTCTGGATAGCGCTTGCTTGTTCTGGTAGCTAAGTTTCTGGCTAGCAGTGATAAACCAGTTCTTTGGCTTCTCATGGCTAAATTCGATATCCAACTTTTCCAGTTCGTACTTCAGGTCAATGTTCGGATACAGGCGTTTCCAGGCTTCGTAGTCCTTGTGGTTTAACCGAACGATATTTCCTTCGAATGCATAGCGACTTGAAATTTTATGGACATCAGCCTCAGCCCCCTCACAAGTCGCGTCAGCGGCTTGGGTGTTAGAAAGGGAATCAGTATGAGGGATGAGGGAATCAGGAATCAGGTTAAGGGAATCAGCAGGATTTAAATTGTTCTCTACTGGTTCTTGTACTGTTCTTGCATGGTGCTTTTCTGGTGCTTCATTATTTTCAATGACTTGAGGTTCTTCAGTATCCTTCTTGTCTTCCTCTTTGTCGTCCTTGCACTGTTCTTGTCCGGTGCTGTCATTGTTCTCTACTGGTTCTGGTATCTCACTAGCAGCTTCTTTGCAGTGAGGGTTCTGGTGCTTCTTCCAGTTATTTATTTGGATGTATGAGTCGCCATTTACCTGATAGCGGTTGATGAATTTGTGGCTGTGAAGCTGCTGAAGCAGATCATTGCAGTCCACATCATCGAAAGGCAGTACCATTGCTTTAACTTTTTTAGGACGATCATCCAATCGCCCTTCTTTGTCAGCTATAGTCCACAGCCCGGCGAAAAGTAGGCGTGCATATGGAGAACATTCGGCCAGTTCATCATTTGTGAAAAAGCCGGGTTTGATATTTCTGGATCTAGCCATCGTTATCTCCGGGAGTTAAAAGAGTGAACTGCGCATCGAAGAAGACAACAGATCCCCCATCGCGAGTTAAATGCCGCACCACTTCTGAGCCGAACATAGCCAAGCGAATTAGAGCAGCCTCGCTATCCCCAAAGTGAGTTATACCTAATTGGCTTAGAACGTCAGCAGGACGTAAATCTTTGAATTTTTCGAAGGTTATGAAGTTGTATTTGTCGATGAGGTCATTGACTTTATTGGCATCACCGTCAGGGATGACTGACCTGCAGATGTGAATGATTTTTTCGATCTTGCATTTGAAAAACTCCCTGCCGTCATTAATCCTGAACCTCGCAAGAAGCCGATGAATTTCTTCCTCATGCTTCTCCGGATGCTGTGTTCTGAATGCTTTAACAACGTGGAATTTTTTTGGAACGCCAGTTCCGCCAGAAAGCTCAGCAGCTCTTTTATCGGGACTGTTTGTTGTCATTCCCACTTTATAGAGGCCTGGCATTGCCTCGTTCTCAAGAACATAAACCCATCCGCGAGGAGAATACCCTTCAGGAAAATCCAACTCATCGCTGACGGGTGGTTCTTGCAACCACAGCTCTATCGGTGTCATAATTACTCCTGTGAATTGATCCAGTTATTCGACTCAGAATTGCATGGTGATTTGATCTGAATCCTCGACCTCGACCGTCGGGGATTTTTTCTTTGTGAGCACCGCAGCTACTTCTCTTGCCAACCGCGCCATATCGTCATCAACGACACCCCATTCCAGAACCGCCAGCAGCATTGCCATCTTCGGCAGCCACGTTTCTTTCCAGCGGGTTATCTGTGCCTTATCGACGCCGATCTCTTTAGCTACGTTGTTGCCACCTTTCATGGCGATACGGTTAAGCAACCAGGACTCAATGCGACGGGCATTGACCTTGTTGCGGTTAATTGAGTTTTCCATTTGTTAAATTCCTTGGTGTTGAAATAGTTAATGTGCATCCTGTGATGCGTAGTTGTTATCTCCACAAGGGCGGAGAGGATGAGCAGCAATGTTAAAGAGCGGTGGTACTTAGCTTTAAATCAGTGTTGGGCTTGTCGGTTGTCCCCGAAGAGAAGCCACTCTGGATCGCACTTAAGCGCACGAGCCAACTCAACCAAATAACGTGGACGCTTTGTCGTCCCTGCCTCGATGGCCTGAAGAGATTGCTGTTTCATGCCTGCCAGTTTTGCCAGCTGGTCTTGAGACAGGTTCATCTCTTCACGTTTTTGCTTGAGGCGTTGAGAAATTGTTTCCATATCACCTCCACAGTTTTATCTGTATTCTGTGACAGTTATTTCTGTTTGTCAATTACAGTTTTAGCTGTGACTATCAGGGCATACAGAGAGAGGGATTTATGAGCCTTGCAGATCGCGTAAAACAAAAAAGAATTGAGCTGGAACTAACCCAGACAGAAGCAGCTGAGAGAGCCGGTATCCGCCAGCAGTCCTGGCAGAGCATTGAAGACGGGAAAACTCTTAAGCCGCGTAATATAATTGGCATAGCCAAGGCGCTGCGCTGCGACGCCAACTGGCTTATGAATGGCGGCGCGTTTATGCCGATAGCCGAAGTGAACAGCAGGAGAGTTCCTTTGATAAGTTACGTGCAGGCGGGTGCGCTTGCGGATAAAAGCCCTATAGAGGCTTTCGATGGTAGCCTTGAATACATTCTGACGGATCTGGATTTGTCAGAGCACAGCTTCGCCCTCCGCATTGAGGGTGACTCCATGGAGCCGGACTTTAAGGCCGGTGACGTAATTATCGTTGACCCAGAGGTAGAACCCGTTCCGGGAGAATTCGTAGTTGCAAAGAACGGTGGCGATCAGGCCACTTTTAAGAAGTACCGCCCCACCTTCACCGATGCCATGGGTTGCCAGCACTTTGAGCTCGTCCCGCTGAATGATGATTATCCTGTCATCAATAGCGCCCATCAGCCCCTGGTGATCATCGGTGTGATGATTGAGCACCGCATTTACCGCCGCAAGCGTTAATAGCAATCCCCTCTCCTGAGGAAACCGGCTTATGCCGGTTTTTTTTCGCCTATACAAAAATAAATGTTAAGAAATTACAGGCGCTTATGTTTATTACGACAATAAATACAGTTTTGTCTGTTGACGATAATACAGTTTTATCTGTATCTTTATCCCATCAGCAGGATGCACCACCGAGACACGGAACGAAGTCTCAGCTCTTTAACACTGATGGGGTTACTTCTCCCGCCCTTGTGGGAGACCAAAGGAAGTTGCTTTGGAGTGTGACGAAATGCAGCTGCATAGACAGCAACTCAGAAGATAAGCACCTGAGCGTCACACCCTAAAGCAACCACTGGAGGACATATGACCAAATTTATCGCAAGCAACAGCGTTACACGGCGTTATCTGAAACGTGGTGAGCTGATGGCTAAACGACGCGCTGAGGCTGCTCAGAACGCGTTACAGGGAGTTAAGCATGATATGTCACGAGTAGACCGCGCCACTTCGCTCGGTAGTCTGCGTGACAGCAATACAGGCGGATCTGCATGCTTGCCTGATGTGGCGCTATACGCCGCGGGATATAGGAACACTAAACAAATTACAGCGAGGTAAATATGGATTTAAGAAAATTAGAAGCTTCATTAGAGGCATCCACCAAAGAGTTGATTTCAGTGCTTGATGGGAAAATTGAAGAGCTGAGAAAAGCCAGTGTTATGGACCTTGCAAAGGTAAGAGGTAATGGATTTGATCACCTTCCAGAAGATGTCAGGGCTGCAGCTATACATGTTTATGTAAAGGCGCTCGGCAACATTGAATGTCCTACTGATGAGACTGGATGTGTGATACAGAAAAAACAATTTGAGATGTTAGCCAGCAACGTTGTCGCTGGCTTTGCAAAACTTACTTCTTGCTAGCTTCTTCCTGCACTTTCTCAAATCTTTCTTTCAGCTTATCAAAAGTATTGATGAATGCTGCACCACGATCACTTGTGTTGTTGAATGCGCCTGCCTTAACAAGCTCAAGAGCTACCTGATAGGCAGCGTCAACCGGGTACAGCGTTACATCTACATTGTTACTAGACATAGTATTTCCTTGTTTTGACTGTGGAAACATAAGTCTACGGCATTCCTTTGACTGTGGAAAGTGAAGGAATCACGAGCCGGGCGTGGGTAAACATCCCGGCACCATCCATCGCAAAGCCGCCTAACAAGCGGCTTTTTTCATACCTCAGCGGCTTCTCAGAGGACGCTTAGTTATGAATGGCGGCTATCCACCGCCTGTTAGCGCAGAGGTCTTTTAACGTTCAGCGGCGCGGCTTAAGCGCGGAGATGATTATGAGTAATCCAATCACAGTAGGTTTTTCTGGCCTGACTAATCGCATCTTTTCCGGGCGGTCAAAGCCAAGCAAATTGGCCCCCGGCGTTCGTGAGTTCACTGGCGAGAAGTTTGATGTTACTGACGAGGCCCTCTTTGCCGTGGCTCACCTTCTCGCAGTTCGCGACGATATCCTGGTGTTTCCAACAGCTGACGGCAAAGAAATTCACCTCCGCGCTGACATCAAAGAAAAGCAGGAGGATAAGTCATGACAGTCACCCATAACGGCAAGCAGTACCACGCATCAAAACTAAACGACAACGAGTGGCAACTCTCATCAGTCGATAAACCTCGCGAGAAAATAACAATGAACCGCTGGCAGATGCACATTGCCGGGTTATTGCAGCAGGTGGAGGGTAAATCATGAGCCTACATCATTACGGAACGCAGGAAGTTAACCGTGGCGCTGTTCAGCCAGGAATGCTGGTTAAGCACAAAGATGCGACGTGGACAGCATCAGCACATAAGCGCGGGAAGCTTTACCTCCATCGCGGATGTGAGCGCACTTATACGAAAGAGTTGCTCGTTGAGGTTTATCTCAGCGGGCTTGGTGGTGGATTGAGTCATTGAGGGTTTGGTATGCAAGAGTTTGAATATTTCGTTATGGATGGTCGTGCAAAATTCGATTTCGACAGCGCTGTAGTGTTTGAGGCTTTGGGTAGACAGTTGCCATCAAATAAAAAATTACGCAGAGATTGGGGCGATATGGATGCTGTATTAGTGCGCGCCCCGGTAGTTAGCGATTCTTCTTGCGGTGATTTCGAATTAGTCCGCGAAATTTAATACCGCTTCAAATACATCCCCCCCAATCCCCCTACTCGTCCGGCTATCGCAGACGGGAAGCGCACAACCAAATTTCAGGAGAGACCATGAGTGAAGTAACGGATTTAGTCGTTATCGAAAAATCGAGTGCAATGGATGTATTTACCAATAACGAGCAGCTCGATCCCATCATTGAAAAAATCGAGAAAGAAGCTCGCAGCCTTGTTCCGGATGTATCCACCAAGAAAGGTCGTGATGCTATCGCGTCAATGGCTCACAAGGTCGCGCGTTCAAAAACATACATCGACAACGCCGGTAAAGACCTTGTGGCAGAACTGAAAGCGCTTCCAAAGCAGATTGATGAGAGTCGCCGCATTGTTCGTGAACGTCTTGACGCGCTGAAAGATGAAGTGCGCCGTCCACTAACCGAGTGGGAAGCGGAACAGGAACGAATTAAGGCAGAGGAAGCTGCCCGGGTTAAAGCGGAAGAAGACAGGAAGAAATTCGAATCCGATCATGAAATTGCTTTGCTGATGAACTACGCATTCGACCGTGAACTGGCAGAGAAGAAAGCGGAAGAAGAACGCCAGCGCATTGCTCACGAAGAGGAATTGAAGCGTCAGGCAGCAGAACAGGCCAAGCGCGAAGCCGAAGAGAAAGCAGCAGCTGAATTGGCGGCAGCGAAGAAACGCGAAGAGGATGCGATTGCAGCAAGAGCACTGGCTGAATTACTGGCTAAGCAAGCGCAAGAGCGCGCAGAACAGGAAGCGAAAGAGGCTGCTGCGAAAGCTGAAGCAGAGAAGAAAGCAGCCATTGAAGCGGAACAGCGCAAAGCACACGAAGAAGCAGATCGCATTAAGCGTGAGGCTGAAGCGAAAGAAGCTGCGCGACTAGCTGAGGAGAAGCGCATCGCTGATGAGAAGGCAAAGCGTGAAGCTGACGTGAAGCACCGCAAGACGGTCGGCACCAACATCGTTAACGCGCTCACCAGTCACACCAGCTTAACCCGCGAACAGGCTATCGAAGTGCTTACCGCTCTGAAAGATGACCTGATCCCTTGCGCGAAAATCCATTACTGAGGCAATCATGAACGCATTCCTCACTTACGACCGCATCGAAGATCGGCGATGGGTTGAGCAGAAACTCACTGAAGAGAAAGAGAAGTGGATCGACGACCGGGCGCAGCAAATCATTGACATGATGCCAAAAGAGCCGTCCGGCCTCTTCCACTTCACGGTCCCGATTGATTCCAGCCCATACGAAGGACTTCGCAGCGATAAAGCTGGCGAGGTCTACAACGATTTCATTTCGGCAGTTGCTTACGCCCAGGCGGAGCACGACTGGGAACACCGTACCGGCTGCCCGTTTTAATTTTTGAGGGGATTAACAATGAGCACTGCACTTTCCACCATGGCCGGGAAACTGGCAGCACGCCTCGGAATGGATGCCGGTACAGACCTGATGAATACGCTGAAGAATACAGCGTTTAAAGGTGGCAACGTAACGGACGAACAGTTTACAGCCCTGCTGATCGTCGCCAACCAGTACGGTCTGAACCCATGGACCAAAGAGATTTACGCCTTCCCCGATAAAGGCGGGATTGTCCCGGTAGTCGGCGTCGATGGATGGGCGCGTATTATCAACGAGCACCCGCAGTTTGACGGCATGGAATTCTCTTACGACAAAGAAGAAGGCGCATGCACCTGCAAGATTTACCGCAAAGACCGTAAGCACCCGACCATCGTCACCGAGTACATGGGCGAATGTAAACGTAATACTCAACCCTGGCAGTCCCACCCTACCCGCATGCTTCGCCACAAGACGCTTATCCAGTGCGCGCGCCTGGCCTTTGGTTTCGCTGGCATCTTCGACCAGGACGAGGCAGAGAGAGTTATTGAAGGAACAACGGCAGAGGTTCACGTGGGCCATGAATCAGATAGCCGTCGCCCGGAACTAATCGCAAAAGGTGAGTCTGCCGCGCGTCTTGGTACCGTCAAGTATCAAGAGTTCTGGGTGGCGTTAAGCGGAGAAGAGAAACAGGTGATCGGCGCAGTTGAGAAGCGCCGCATGTATGACATGAGTCTTGCAGTCGACAGTGCCGAACCTGTCAATGTCGCAGAGATGGAGGCTGAATGATGGAACAACGCACCCCTGAATGGTTTGCTGCGCGCTGCGGCAAGGTCACAGCCAGTCGCCTGGCTGATGTCATGGCCCGTACTAAGTCTGGCTACTCCGCCAGCCGCCAGAACTACATGGCAGATCTGATTTGCCAACGGCTGACCGGGAAGATGGAGGAAGGGTTTTCGAATGCCGCGATGATGCGAGGTACCGAACTGGAGCCAGTAGCCCGTGAGATGTATGCGCTAAATGAGTTCGATGCTGAAATCACTGAAGTTGGACTCATCGATCACCCAGCCATCTATGGATTCGCAGCCAGCCCGGACGGACTTGTTAACGACGACGGGCTTATCGAAATCAAATGCCCCAACACTTGGACCCATCTTGAAACGCTGAAAACAGGTGAGCCAAAGCGCCAGTACATGCTGCAAATGCATGCACAGATGATGTGCACCGGGCGGAAATGGTGTGATTTCGTTAGTTTCGATGATCGCTTGCCGCCTGATCTCGCGTATTTCAAGAAGCGTATTAATTTCGATGAAGAACTGGCGCGAGAAATCGAATCTGAAGTTAAGAGCTTTCTTGCGGATCTGGAATCTGAGATCCAGAAAATAAAATGCCATGGTAAAGCGGCATGAGCAGCGTCACATGGCAACCGTGGGAAAACCTGTTCCTGCATGAAGTTGGCAGAACAATGCCGGTTCAGGTTATCGCAGAAAAGCTTGAGCGTTCCGAATCGGCAATCACTCGCCAGGCGTCACGTATCGGCGCACCACTTATCAGCAAGATGACCGGCAGACCATGGACGGCAGCCGAGCTTCATCTCTTTGGCAGGTTTTCAGAGGAAGAGATAGCTAAGGCAACCGGTCGATCCATTTACTCAGTCAGAAGCAAGCGTGACGCACTGGCCCGCTCTGGAGGATTAACTATGCGTGAATGGTCAACGGAAGAGTTGGCAATACTCATGCGCTACACCAACGCAGAAGTAGCAGAGATTACCGGTCGGAGTATCGAAGAGATCGGAGATAAGCGGCTGCAGGTGAATATTGAGCGGAATGGCTGGGATAAGCATAAACCAGAGGACACATGACGCTAACCAAACGAATCACAAGGTCGCTATGTCGGCCTTTTTATTTTCTCGCGTTCACCTTCAACCGAATTAACCGACAGTTTCGGGAGCACTGACTATGACACCAGATACCCTTGATGCTGCAAGCGAACTAACTCAGCAGCGAATAGAAATGGCAGTAGCCGCTCACAGACTCAACCACTCAGCAGTATCAGCAACGCACTGTGAGGAATGCGGAGATCAGCTTAGCGATGAGCGCCGGAAAGCGTATCCGGGATGCACGATGTGCGTCGAGTGCCAGGGCGAGATGGAATTGCGTAAGAAGATTGGGAGGATGTAATGGATTACAGCAAGCTGAGTGACTTTGAGATTAACAGCGCAGTGTCGATGGCCTTGCTGGACAAGTCGGCAAATCCATCGGCAAGATATGTTGCCATTGGTGACTACTGCAACAACCCGGCGGACGCATGGCCTATCCTGCTGGAGAATCATATTGCTGTCGTGCCTTATCGACACACTCTACCTCAGGCATGGCCTACGGCATTTGGGATGGCTAGTAAATTCATGACTGAGCATGCCAATCCATTGCGAGCCGGAATGATTGTATTCCTCATGATGCAGGAGTCAGCCAACGTTCAGGATAATCCATCCCGGTAGTTGGTACGCCGACCTCCACGGCGCACCATGCAAAATCATCCGCGCTACCCACGAAGTAATCCACTACATCCGCAACGGTCGCACCTGTATCGCCAGCATGGGCCGCTTCCAATCAGAGTTTGAACCGCTGACCAAAGCACAGGCCGAGCGGATCGCCGAAGAACTTGAAACAGCAGAACACTTAAAACGCCTCCGCGCTATGCGGGCGGCATGAGGAGAGATTATGGATTGGGTGCCTTGTAGTGAGCGATTGCCGGAGGACGATGACTTTGTCTATATCTGGCCCCGCCCAGAATTTGGCGTTGAATTGCATGTTGGTCAGTACTGCGAATGCCATCCCAAAGGCGACGGCTGGTACGCTCAGGTGTATGAGCAAAACTACGGCATCGAATGGTATCCGATTAATGTAACGCACTGGATGCCTATACCGAAACCACCAACCACATGACGCAACTGATAGCCAGTTATGAGCTGGCTATTGGGTGCGAATGCACTGCCACGTTATCCCTCATTTGCCCGGCCAATAGTGCCGGGTTCTTTTTGCCTGGAGAAAAGCATGAGCGACATTATCCAACTGACGCCCAACAAGTGGGTATCCGAAGAAGTTCTGATGGCTATCACTGGCCTGACAAAGAACGCCATCAAGTCAGCACGTGAGAAGTCATGGCTGGAAGGAAGAGAATATCGGCACTACACCGGTAATTGCCAGCCATTTGATAACTCCCCTATCCTCTATAACCGACACGAAGTCGATAACTGGGTTGAACGTCAGAGACCAGCGATCCCGCGACAGAAATCTGCTTAAATACTTACCCCATTAAATAAACGCAGGAGATTTTATGTCTGGTTATCCAACTGGAGTGGAGAACCACGGCGGCACTTTGCGCATATGGTTCATATATAACGGAAAAAGAGTCAGGGAAAGCCTTGGCGTTGTTGATACTGCAAAGAACAGGCGCATAGCGGGAGAGCTTCGCGCCTCTGTTTGTTTCGCTATAAAAACGGGTGCATTCGATTACGCCAGACAATTTCCGCAGTCGCCAAACCTGAAGAAATTCAATATTGCCCCGCCGGGGATCACTGTTTCTGAACTGGCAGCTAAATGGCTGGAGCTTAAGAGGATGGACTTAACCCTTAACGCCCATCTTCGATATGTATCGTATATCACGATCGGAACGGATATCCTCGGTGGCAACCGAATGGTCGATTCAATAACTCATGAGGATGTGCTTAACGTAAGAAAGGAATTGCTGACCGGATACCAGATATGTGGTGCGCACCAGAAAAACAGGTCAGTGAAGAAAGGAAGGACGGTCAGGACGGTTAACGTCTATGTTACCTGCATGAAGGGAATGTTTGATTTTGCGGTACTGAATGGGTACATAAGCAAATCACCATTTGCTGCCGTTACCCCGCTAAAAAAATCGAAGTCAGATCCGTCACCATTTACTCGTGATGAATATCATCGCTTTCTTGAAATGTGCCCATGCGAACAGATACGGAACCTGTGGAAGCTTGCGTTTAATACAGGCATGCGACACGGCGAGATATGCGCACTGGCATGGGAGGATATCGACACCAAGAACTGGACTATTCGGATCAGCAGAAACCTTGCTATTTCAGACCACTTCACACCGCCAAAAACAGAAAGCGGGAACCGGACAATCAACCTCACCACTCCTGCTATCGAGGCGCTAAAAAGCCAGATGGCTTATACCAGAATGGGGAAACAACACCAGATAGACGTTCACCTAAGAGAGTTTGGCAGAACTCGCCGGGATGAATGCACATTCGTTTTTGTTCCCAGGCTAACGGCAAGGAATGGCAAGGGAGGTGAATGGTACTCACCCGGGTCATTCTCTGGAACGTGGAACAATATATTAAGAAGGAGCGGAATTCCCCACCGCAAGTCATATGAGTCTCGACACACATATGCCTGCTGGGCATTAAGCGCCGGGGCTAACCCCAACTTCATTGCAGCTCAAATGGGGCATACGTCCGCACAGATGGTTTACAGCGTTTACGGTAAATGGATGACAGACAACAATGACAACCAACTGGCATTATTGAACGCTAATTTTGGAGGTAATGCCCCACAGATGCCCCATGCTCAAAACGAGTAGAAACAAAATCTTTTAACCTCATGGAGTTAATCAGCCCATGAAGGTTTGTTCAAAATATGATCCTGCCAGTCACGCACTTCCGATTCTTTCACCGCAATATGACGTACTGAAATACGCTCGCCGTGCATTGCCGCTTTGGACCCCGTCAGCAGTGGATGCCACTCCGGCAGCCCTTTACCTTCCGCTAACAGACGATAAGCACAGGTCATCGGAAGCCATTCAAAGGTAGGCAGATTATCGCGCGTCAGTTTGATACAGTCAGGCTCGTATTCGAATCGGCGTTCGTAATTACGGCATTGACAGGTTTTGATATTGAGCTGCTTACACGCGACGTTGGTAAAATAAATTTCGTCGGTGTCTTCATCCATCAGCTTATGCAGGCAGCATTGACCACACCCATCACATAATGACTCCCACTCGGCATCGGTCATTTCATCCAGGGTTTTACTTTGCCAGAAAGGTATGTCGCTCAT